GCTGCTACATCACTTAACTTTGGTGCCAATACAGGTACAGCAACTATTAACAATCCAACTGTCGTTGGTACAGAAACAACGCAGAATGTTTATAATACAGTAGCAACTACACTTAACTTTGCCGGGGCTGCTACATCACTTAACCTCGGCGCCACAACAGGCACAGCAACTATTAACAATCCAACTGTTGTTGGTTCGCAATCAACACAGAACTTATACAACACAACTGCTACTACAGTTAATGCTTTTGGAGCTGCTACTGCTCTTAATCTAGGTGCCACAACAGGCACACTAACTATTAGCAATCCAACTGTTGTTGGTTCGCAATCAACGCAGAACTTATACAACACAACTGCTACTACACTTAACTTTGCTGGCGCAGCTACGACTTTGATTGTTGGCGCAACTACTGGTAATACTGCTATTCGCAATAATCTAGACGTAGGTCTAACTTTACAAGCACGAGATATTAACCGTACTGTTATCGGTAACGTTATACCGGCAGCAGCAACATTTACTACTGCTAACGTGCAAGGCAATACCAGCTTAGGTTTAACTACTGCGGCTGCAATTAACAACACGCCAATTGGTAATATAACACCAAGTACTGGTTCGTTTACTACTTTGCTATCGAGCGGAGTTACACAGGTTACTAATACAACTACTGCAACTGCGATTGGTACAGGTGCATTCCGTGTAGACGGCGGTGCAAGTGTATCAGGTAACTTATGGGTTGGTGGTAACATCAACATTGTTGGCAGTAGTTTTGTAATCAGTGGCAATGCTGGTCAATTCTACGGTGACGTCAACGGGTTTGGAGCACTATATGCAGGTGTAACAGGATATACACAATTACCACAAACAGTATTACAAACATCAGGTAATTACAATGGGTATATCCAAAACAATTTTGAGAATTTAAGTACAGCCACAGATGCAAGTACAGACTGGGTAGCCACAGCAGGCAATGGTGATGATACTAATCACTATATCAATATGGGTATTACATCTCCAAATTGGGATGGCACACAAGATAATAGTTTAACAACGTCGCTAAGTGGCAACGATGGCTACTTATATGTTCAAGGTGACGATGCTAGTGGTGGTAATTTAGTAATTGGTACAAGTACTGTAAGCAGAACAGTAAGTGTAATTGTTGGCGGTAATACTGCTAGTAATGTTACAGCAGTATATCGTGCTCCGGGCACATCATCAACTAATACTACCACTGGCGCATTAACTGTTATCGGTGGCGTGGGCATACTTGGAAATGTTTATGCAAATAATTTAAGTACAGGCGGTGTGATTTCAGCTGCTGATTTAACATTAACTGGCAACTTAGCAGTTAATGGTGGCGACATAACTACAACTAACTCTGCATTTAACTTATTAAACACAAACGCTACTACCGTTAATGCGTTTGCTGCGGCATCTACCCTTAATATTGGTGGAAGTTCAGGCACTATTACTATTAAGAATCCAACTGTCGTTGGTACAGAAACAACGCAGAATGTTTATAATACAGTAGCAACTACAGTAAACGCATTTGGCGCTGCAACTAATATTGCTTTTGGAGCCACAACAGGCACATTAACTATTAGTAATCCGACTGTTGTTGGTTCGCAATCAACGCAGAACTTATATAATACCGCTGCTACTACACTTAACTTTGCTGGCGCAGCTACGACTTTGATTGTTGGCGCAACTACTGGTATAGCAAATATTCGTAATGCAACTACAAATATTTTAGGTAGTTTAACAGTTGGTAGTACTATAACGTTACCTAATGGCGCAGTAATTAAAGACACTACAGGTAATGGTGTAACATTTGGTGAACTTGCAGGCACTGCTAGCTCTAATGATACGGTAGCTATCGGACGAGCTGCTGCGAACAACGGGCAAAAAGACTATGCTGTAGCAGTTGGCTCACTTGCAGGTAATGGTAATCAAAACATAGGAGCAGTAGCAGTAGGCTACCAAGCAGGGCAAACAGATCAAGGTGTTGGTGCTGTGGCTATTGGTCGTCTTGCTGGCGGTACAACACAAGGTAATACAGCAATTGCAATTGGTTTAAATTCTGGCGCATCAGATCAAGGCATTAATTCAATAGCCATTGGTACAAATGCAGGCAAAACATCTCAGGCAGCCAATACTATTATCATTAGTGCTACTGGAATTGAAACAAATGGTGTAGCAGCACAAACAGACAGTTTCTATGTAAACCCAATTAGAAATGCCACAGGCAACGTCGGCACATTACAATACAATAGTGTTACTAAAGAAGTTACATACAGCTTAGACTTAACATCGGCGAACATTACCTTAACAGGTGACTTAGCAGTTAACAGTGGTAATATAACTACAACTGCGGCAATATTTAATCTATTAAATTCAAATGCTACAACAGTAGATGCTTTTAAAGCCGCAACTGATTTAGAATTTGGCGCCACTACAGGCACATTAACAATCAACAATCCAACTGTGGTTGGCTCGCAATTAACAGCGAACTTATGGAATATAACTACTACAACAGTTAACGCTTTTGGTGCGGCTACGTCAATTAACGTAGGCGCTACAACAGGTACATTAACAATACAATCAAATACAGGATCAACATCGAATACAACCGGAGCACTAGTAGTTAATGGCGGTGTAGGTGTTGCTAAAAATGTATATGTAGGTACCGGAGTAACAATTAACAGTACGCAAAGTGCAGAAAACTTTACAGTTAAAGGTACAAACGCAACCAGTTTAATTGTAGCAGATAGTAGTAGTAACAGTGTAATTATTGGTGGCAGTAACGCAACTCCGATTGCTGGCGCAACATTAAAAATTAATGGCACGAGTTCAATAATACTACCAATTGGTAGTTCGGCAGAACGTCCAGGTGCTAGTGGCAATGTAGACGTAGCCGGTATGTTTCGATATAACAGTACAGGCAATATTATTGAATTCTATGATGGAACTATATGGCAGCAGGCCGGCCCTACGTTTACTATAGTTGCTGATAGGCAGTTTGTTGGCAATGTATTCGGCGGCTATGGAAATGTTAATGGAACGAATAATACATTTACTTTACCATCAGCATCAACTACATCATCAACTTTAGTTTCTGTCAATGGATTAATAAAATTACCTGTAACAGACTATAATGTCACTAGCACAACATTAACATTTGTTACACCGCCAACTACAGGTTCTATAATCGATGCTCGATGTTTAACTGCTACAACAACAGTAGATTATATTTCAAGCGCCAACGGAATAAATCGACTAGTTGCCGATGATACAGGAATAACGTTTCTCTCAGGACCTGGGGCAGTACCCATAAATCGTATAATACTAGATCAAGAAGGTATTATAACTTATGAAAATAATACAAAACATGCTTTTAATTCACCATTTGTTTTTGTAGGAACAAGCCCTGTAGTAATTGATACATTTGATAAAACAATATATCGTAGCGCAAAATACAATATAACTACAACAAATTTAGATTCGTCTGAATTTGAAACTACTGAAGTATTAGTAATACATAATGGTACGACTGCTTATAAAACACAATATGCAGTATTATATACCGGGTCAGCAAGTTTAGGTTCTGTAACAGTAGACGTAAATGGAGCAAATGTTGAATTAAGTTATGCTGGAGTAGTAGCAAATAATTCAGTGAAAACAAGCACAACTTATATTACAATATAAAAATGTTACCAGCAATAATTAAACAATACCGACATAATTATGTCGGTGAAGAAATTGTAATTGAACGTAAATATAATAATGGAATATGGCACGACACAGTCGAGTATATATCAAATGTTGTATTTAACAACCAAACATCTAATCAAGCAGTTATAATCGGAAATGGTACAAGTCGATTAGAGTTTAATATGTCGGCAATTTTCTCTCATCGCGGGGGATTGTTAGGCGCAGATAAACTACAAACATACGGATGTAATGCGTTATATAGAGACTATACTCCGGATTTTTTAATAGTTCGTAATAATAATATTGTTGCTGAAATAGCAAAGAGTAAAAGTAAATACACTAAAAATAATGTTGTATATACAAGCTCTATTCAGTTAATTAATTACCCTGGCAAATTTTATTCAATTCCGCATGATCCGTACACTGATGCCGGCACGACAGCGGCTTATATTGCAGCATTTGACGGACATAAAAAAATATTTCTAATAGGATTTGATAATCAAGATACTATAGGATACAATTATAATGTATATGCCGGTACTGTCGGATATAACGCAGTTAATAGTATTATTTCAGACCAACAGTGGATTATAGACAGAGCAAAGTTAGCTACAGCTTATAATGACGTTGATTTTGTTTGGGTAACTAATACAGGAAGAACAACTATGCCATTAGCATGGTATAAATGTGATAACTTCCGTCAAATATCATTTAGACAATTTGTAATAGAAGCAAATTTATAATATAGATTCTAGTGTTTTAATCTTAGCAATAACTTCTTTGAAATTAACAGTACGCCAAACTCCAGGATGTAGGGGTTTGGGGTAATCACCTAATTCAACCCAGCAATAACCTCTATGCTCGTGATTTAAATCAGGAACAAATTCTTCGTTGACTGGTAATAAAAACGTATGATATGAAAAATTGTTTTTGTCACTGGTAAACTTTTCGATAGGTATTACTCTAGCAGAGGAAAAATCTACACCCAATTCTTCTGCAAGTTCGCGATACAGGGATTCAAGTAACTGTTCACCATCATCGATCTTGCCGCCGGCCAATCCCCATGTACCAGAATACTTGCTTGAATTACGTAATAGAAAAAGATATCGATGTGTTGCGACACAATAGATGAACGTGCCTACACCTTCTATAGCACTAGTGTCCACAGGCCGTTTTTGTACTCGCCCTCGAAGCTTTTCACCCACTGATTGAGATTCCATTTGTATTGCGTTCCAGTATTGAGATTACTTACGTATTGTAACACAGTTTCGGCTTCACTGTCAAATACTACAGTCCAGTGTGTGCCATTGTATTCGATAATATCATTTGCACCTGCAATTAAATCTGAATTGTCTGTGCCTCGCCAAGCACTAGGACCGTCAAGTGCACCGTTTGCACTACTACCAATCGAGTTTAATATTAAATAACGTGTACCGTTAACTGCACCTTGTGCTAGTGCAACCGCAGTATTTTTACGTGGATCAATAATAGCATCAATTGCATCTAATGTGTTAGCTGGATAGGTATCAATATCTGCATTAAAAATCAACAAACTATCATCTGTTGGATGATATGTAACAGTGCCTACAATCTCTGATTCACCATCGTCTGCTAACAATCTAACTTGACTGATACCATCAACTAATTCACCGTATACATTAACTAAATTATGCCAGTTATCGCGTGTACCAATTTTAGTTGGAGTACTTAATGTGGGCTCTCGTGGGTTTTCAATCTCGCTTACTTTTAATAATGTTAACGTGTATGAGTTGCTGCCGCTTCTTAATAGTAAAACTCCATAATCCATCGGAGTATAATACATACGAGTACCCATTAAATTAGCTTCAGTGTATGCCGCAGAATTTAAGTCACCTTGTGCATCATGTATGCTGGCAATAATTTTTTGTATAACACCAAGTTTTTTAACTTTAGCCGGCGGACTAATCCAAATCGGTAATTTGAATGTTAATGTAGCAACATCTATCGGATTTTCAGTACCTACTGGCACTGAACGACTTGACCAATTGGGACTATCTAAATATATAACACTTAAACTTGTCCAGTCGATATAATTGTCTGTGCTTTGTATTTCTAACCCTGGATTAAACAACGGTAATATCTGCTCAACCAACTGTAATTTTTGTTTTGTATTACTTGTCCATATATCTAACTTTAATTCTAATGTATATGGTACAGGCATTATACGTTCGATAGTAAAAGCATTACCTTGCGTTTGTTCGTAGGTATCAGTATCTGCATCGTATTTGCGTTGACGTATACTCATATTACTGACATAGGTGGGGCTTTGTACACGATCTCTGTCGTAGGTTAATCCACTGATATACACAGCCATTGCTGGCACAGTCTGCATAGCGTTCTCACTGTTGTTTGCTAAAATAGCTGCAACCTGTTTACTACCATCTGCATAATAAATCGGCACACGTTGTAGAGTTTTGCTACCAGTGCGATCCTGCCCGAACTCAACTTCGTAGCCACTCATTATTCTAATGAACTGTACTACAAAGCGTTCAATTTGACCATCATAAAAATATTGAGCTGCCATTAGTTATCCGCCAAAGGTGAAAGTATGTCAGATAAACCCTGACGTTCCGGTGTTACTTTACTGTAAACTGTGTATTCTAGCATGTCGTTACTAGATAGTGTATTTGTGAGCGTAAATGACACATTTCCGGCAGTATTTGCTACTGTATTGGTAATATGTGTGCCATTTAGTGTAGTTTTTACGCCATGTGTGCTAACATACGCAATTTTCGTTACAACTGTCTTAGTTGACATATTAAATGATGAGGTTGTTGCGTTAGCCGCCGGAGTATAAGGAGTAGCAACACGAATTGCGTCCCAACCAAGTCCGCCACTATATGTGGCATTTATATTATTAACAAAACCACTACGTTGAGTTGTATTATCTAATCCCGGTGTTAGGTTAGTGCGTACAGAATCCTCAATTTTAATCCAACGTTTAGAATCGTACCGGAATAGTCTATTAGGCACATAATCTAAGCGTAGGTAGTAATCACCAACGGCTGGAGCAGACGGAAACGCAATTCCTGCACTAACTGGCAATCCGTTCGGTGGCAAGCCTGTGCTGGTTAAGTATCCTTGTACTTTAGCAGTAGATGTAATGGCTACGTTTGGTAAATTATCAGTATCAACTGGCAAGGTATAAATGGTGCTAGTATCATACCCACTTAATGGTACTTCAGCTTCGGCACGTGCAATAATAGCATCATTGACCGCAGTATATTTGTCGTAGGTACTTAACAAGTCGCCAATTGGAGTATCATTTTCATCACCACTGCTGATGTTTTGTGTAATGTCTTTGTATTCTTGACTGTCGACTAGCGGAGCAACTTTAACACGCCATAAATGAGGATACCATGTTTGACTAAATCCTTCTGCCGCACGTGTAGCATCTTGTACAACGTAATAACGTTTTAGCGCACTAGGTAAATCATCGTCTAATGGATAAAAGTCTTTAAGATGTGGTAGCTCCATTACATCGCCTACCATAATCTTACGACCTAATGTTTCAACCATATCATTTAAGTGAAACACCATGAACATAGTATCGCCGGTTAAGAACAGGCCAAATTGACTTAGGTCAAAATCATTGTCATTCATACGATATACACTGCGCATAGTATAAACACTGGTGTCGTACTTACGATCTCTATTCTCTAAAAACAATAGGTCTTGTATATTTTTTACACTTTCATTGGCATAACTTGGCTGTGTGGCATCGGAGTAGACAGCAATTGTTGCGCCAGCTCCAACAATAGCTGCGGTGTTTGCTGATAATGTAATGGTTGTACTTGTTTTTGAAATAACAGTAGTACCAGCTGGAATATTAGTACCAGCAACAAACATACCACGGGTCACGGCTGACGTATTAGCAAATACCAATTGATTACCCGGTGAACCCTGCGCTGCTGATGTAGTAATGCTGGTGCCTTGTTCAATTGGGCCGAGATACTTGTGAATATTAATATCAACGCCGCCAACAGTAAACATCTCACTGATTCTGCGATCGAAGAATTTATAATCATTTCCCTTATTTGGGCGGTACATACTTAATCTTGGCATTACGTAATCCTGTATATCTAATATTTAGCTTAGATTGACATAGCAACAAATAGATGTTATACTTGCTTTATGAATGAAATACAGTCAAGTTTAGATTGGCCAGAAGTGCAGACTGCATTAGAAGCACCGGTGTATAAGATTAATAAGTTTGGCGGTGAACTACGACAAATGAGTGATAATATTGGCAGTATGATTAAAGCACTAAGTATTGAAGAGATAGAGTGCAGACGCCAGCAGAAACAGACAAGAAAACACAAAGAACTTTTAGATAAGATAAATGAATGCATAGCCGATTACGAGCGCAACTTAACTTTTGCAGTACTGCTGGCAGGTTGAGATTGACAACTGTAACAAAAGGCTGTATAATGCTATATATAAACTGTTAACAAGGAATAACAAATGGCTATTAAAATTGATGGTGCAAAGAAAAAAGCTAAAACAGCAACACGTGATCCTATTTTTGCTGATGAAAAAGCAGTTGGTAGTGAGCCAGTCTGGGATACTGAACGTGCGTTAAAGTTTACAGATGAAGAATTTGACCATGAAATGCGTAAGAGCTTGCGCTATTACAATTACTTCTACTCTAGCAAAGAACTTAAAAAGTATTTGGTAGAGTGGTTAAAGCAGACAGCAGGTGTTGCCCATAAACTAGATGCTGTAACTATTACACGCTTTGCTAAAAGCACAGATGGATATACTCCATTAACTGCTCCTGCGCTAATTAAAGCACACAGCAAAGGTATGCCATTGCGTGAACGTGAAATCAAATACATCATTGGTGCTGTAACTAAAGCACTAGCATTAGATGACAACGATATTAAAGTACTTGAAGTAGCCGCAGATAACACTAAGCCGGCAGTTAAGGTTCCTACTATTCAAGACCGTATGAATGAGATTATGAAAACTCATATCCTACACTTTGAAGAGCTAGAAGATAGTTTGTATGAAGGTAAAACTGTAGATCCGAAAGCATACGAATATCTAAGTGGTAAAAGTGTACCACAGGCTATGTTAGGTAAAATACAGGCTGTTTTTGAACGTCGCTATGCTGAAATTACAGAAGCTAAGTCAACAGATGATGAAGACTTGAAAGAAGCATACTCCTACATGAAAGCGGCAGATTGGAAACGTTATGATGCTTTCTATACTCGATTGTTTGATGGCATTGCGCAGTATGGACAGGTTAAGAAAGCAACTAAGAAAGCGGCAGTACGTAAACCACCACAAAAAGAAAAACTTATTGCCAAACTCAAATATGCTAAAAACGATACTGCTAACAAACTTGTATCAATTAACCCAGTAGATATTATTGGTGCTACTGAACTTTGGGTTTACAATACTAAAACTCGTAAGCTAGGCAAATACGTAGCAGAAGATATGGGCGGAGCACTTGGCGTTAAAGGTACTGCTATAACAGGTTTTAACGAGTCTACAAGCGTACAAAAAACTTTACGTAAGCCAGAGGTGCAGTTAAAAGAATTCTTAGCCGCAGGTAAGATTGAATTGCGTAAGTTTATGGACAATATCAAAGCAACAGATATTAAGTTAAACGGACGTATTAACCTAGATACTATCCTTCTTAAAGTTCAGTAAACAATAAATACAATATATATTATACTGAAGGAAATGATATGGATCCGAAATTTTTTAGAAAGTTTGCTGATATAATTACAGAAGCTGAACAAGTAAACCCATCTATAGATGTAAAGCAGGCAAAAGCTAAACAACAGTATGAAAGATTTGTAAAAATAATTAACAAAGTAGTAGACCTTACGTTAGATGACCCAACCGTTGTTAAAGAGTTCCGCAATGGTAGTTTATTTGTTAGCAATATCACAGAAAAACAGGCATTTTTATTGTTCCGCGCAATAAGTGCGAAGTATGGCGCAGGTATAGCTCTCAATCCAATCAACAGCGTCGGTGAATATTCTTATGATTTTAGAGATTTCAGGATATAATATCCTTCTTAAAGTTCAGTAGCCATAAAGTCCTGTAAGTGCTAAATATACGAAACAGGACGATTTCACATGGCAACGGCAACAGGTAATTTAACCGCAAATCTTAGTCTAACCACAGACAGTTTATATAATCCAGTTACGGGTACAGGTGCTGGACATATTGCTTTTGATGCAACTCCGCTAATACCAGAGAATCAACAACGCAATGATATCATTGATTACATTCGTCTACGTTTAGGTGATCAGATTGTTGATGTTGAAGCAGACAAAGAACACTAC